AAAGGAGCCAACAATGCCGAGATCTGCCGCCGCCAGGATGCCGGGTGCCGATGAGGCCGAATCCGCGCTCGACCTGACTACCGCCGGGCAATCCGACCCGGATGCAGCCATTGCGGCCGCGCAATCCGGCCGCACCCACAAAATCCAGAAGCCTCGCGCACCCATTGCCCCGGCCGTGCTTGAGCGCCCAGATCCGGACCGGCCTGAAACCGCTGGCGTGAATCTCTCTCCGGGCGCCTCGCTGGAGGAATGCAAGGCGCTCGACCGCAAGGGCAAGCTGCAGCGCCCGATCCTCACGCCGTCCGGCTACTACTGCCCGCGCAACTCGACGCTGGAACGCGCTTCCCGCAAGAAGCAGGGCCTCGACGAGATCGTCGAAATCGACTAGGAGAAAAGCATGTGTGGATCGCTTCTCGGTGGTTTGCTGGGTGGAGGGGATAACAAGCCGGAAGTTGTCTATCAATCCCCGCGAGCCGACGCCGCAAAGGCAGAGGCCGAGGCAAACGCCAAGGCCGCGCAATCGAAGACAATGCAGCGCCGCCGCATGCGCGCCTCAAGCCTGCTGGCGACAGGCGGCGACGGCGATATGACCGGCATCGGCACGGTCGGCGGCAAGCAGACCCTGGGCGGTTCGTGAAATGGCGGCTGACGCCGCGAAGCTGCTCAAGCGGCTGGAACAACTCAAGTCGCAACGCGCCGTCGTCGAGGATGTCTGGCGCGATTGCTACCGCTACACCTACCCGCTGCGCGGCGTAGGACTCGAAGACAAGTCAACCGATGGCACGACCCTGGCGGCTACAGCCGCCGACCTGCAGGCCAGCCTGTACGACTCGACCGGCACAGATTCGACCCGCATCCACGCTTCCGCCCTGATGTCCGGCTTGACGCCGGCAAATTCGCGCTGGTTCCAGATCGACGTTGATGGCGTGGATGACGCCGGCCGGCAATGGCTGGACGCCGCCGCCGATGCGATATGGGAGAACATCCATCAATCGAACTACGACGCGGCGGCTTTCGACTGCATGGTCGATATCACCGTCACCGGGCAATTCGCACTGTTCTGCGACGAGGCCGACCAGGGCGGCTATCAGTTCGAGCAATGGCCGCTGGCGACTACCTATTTCGCAGCCAGTGAGCCGGGCGGGATGGTCGATACCGTCCTGAACGAGTTTCCCATGACCGCCGAGCAGGCCGTGCGCGCCTACGGCGAGAACATGGTCAGCGAGAAAGTTCTGAAAGCGTCGAAGGACAAGCCGGACGAGAAGTTCGTTTTTGTACGCGCCATCTATCCGCGCGAAGGCAAGAACGGCCGCATGGCAAGGAACATGCCAGTCGCGTCGTGCCATTTCGAGCGCGAAAGCAAGAAGGTTGTGCGCGAGTCCGGCTATCACGAAATGCCCATTGGCGTGCCGCGCTGGTCGCCGATCCCCGGCACGGCCTACGCATTCGGCCCGGTGTTCGACGCGCTGCCCGACCTCAAGACGCTCAACAAGGTGGTCGAGTTCGTTTTGAAGAACGCCGACCTGGCCATCGCCGGCATGTGGATCGCCGAGGACGATGGCGTTCTGAACGCCAAGTCCATCAAGATCGGCCCGCGCAAGGTCATTGTTGCGAATTCCGTGGAGTCCATGAAGCCGCTGCAGCCGGCCGGAAAGTTCGACGTGGCCGCGCTCGAGATCGACCGCTTGCAGCGCAGCGTCCGCAAGGTGCTGATGTCCGACCAGCTCACGCCGCAGGCCGAAGGCCCGGCGATGACGGCCACCGAGATCAGTGTCAGGGTCGAACTGATCCGCCAGCAGCTCGGGCCGGTCTATGGCCGGATGCAAGCCGAGTTCCTGCAATGGCTGGTGACGCGCTGCTTCGGCCTGGCCTACCGTGCCGGCGCCCTGGGAATGGCGCCGCGCAGCCTGCAGGGGGCGAATTTCAGCGTCAAGTACATCAGCCCGATCAGCCGGGCGCAGAAGGCCGTCGATGTGGCGGCCATGGATCGCTTCGAGAACGCCCTTGCGCTGGAAGCCGAGGCCACCGGCAACGCTGGGCTGCTCGACAACTACAACTGGGACGAGGCCGCAAGGCTGCGTGCCGAACTGCTCGGCGTGCCCATGAAGCTGATCCCGGACCGTGATGACGTGCAAGCCGCCCGCGAAGGTCGCCAGAAGCAGCAGGAGCAGATGCAGATGGGCGACATGCTGGCAAACGTGGTGCGCGACAGCGCCGGCCAACTGATCGGCCTGGCTGCCGGCAAGGGGGCATGATGGACGAAATCCCAATGACCTTCGACGCCGAGCGCGACTGCTGGATCGCTCACACCCCGAGTTTTGTTGGCGAGGTCGTCCTGCACGGCATCGCGCAGAAGGCGTACCGCATTCAGATGGATCGCCTCAAATCCGCTCCGGCCAGCGCCACCGCTGAGGCCAAGCGCGCCTTCAAGGAGCGCGCCGACAAGCTGCTCACCAAGCCGGTGCAGCAGCACGTCATGGCGCGTGGCGTCGACCTTTTCAAATCCACCGAGCGGGTGGGCAAACGCATCATTTCACTAGGAGCCGCACATGGCTGACACCTGGCACATTTCCGCGCAAGCCGTCACCTACGCCGCGAACAAGTATATGCTCGACGTGTTCAATGGATCGTCGAGCGCGAAGAGCATCGACGTGTACCGCATCTGGTTCTTCAACAACCAGACCAGCGCGATCACCGGAGTTTTCAACACTCTGCAGATTCACCGCACGAGCGCAGCCAGCGCGGGGACTACGGTCACGCCTGTCGCCCACAACACGGCGAACGCCTCCCTCGACGCCAACACCAGCGCAGGATACGGCCGCACCGTCACCACTGGCAGCCTGTTCCGGCAACTGCTCACATCGCCGGACGAGCCGACGTTGTCGACGCTCGACTGGGATAGCGCGCACTGCCTCGTGCCCTTCGCCGAAATCTGGAACAGCGGCTACGGCGACAGCAACGTGCAGCCCTTGCGCTGCCGTACCGGGCAGGCCGAGGGTATCTCGCTCAAGTCAGTCAACCAAACGGTTGGCAGCGGCGACTTCGAGATGGAATTCACCAATGTCTGATCTCCTCTCCGCTAAGTGCCCGGAATGCGGCGCGGAAAACTTCTACGAGAAGCCGCAGCGCATCAGGTGCATTTCGTGCTGCTTCGACGAAACAATTCCCGCCGTCGTGGAGTATGTCGTCGTGGGGCAGGAGGAGATTGAGGTCGAGGAGGTCGTTAAGGTCAAGAAGCTGATCGACATCGTTGAGGCGCGGGAAGTGAAGCCTGCCCAACGCATTCAGCGCGGGTGCGTGTTCGACGTGGATGACGGCAAGGGTAAGGTTGTGAGGATCGTCAGCAATGGCTGACACGTACAGCTTCAGCGAGCAATGCGGGGCCACGGAGATGGAGCCGCTACTGCTGTTTGCGAACATGACCACAACGGATACCTTCGCCATTGCCGATCTGTTCGCACATCGCGTTACGGAGGGACAAAGTACCACCACATTCATGCCCGCCTTCGGCATCGATAGGGTGACTGCATATTCCGGTGGGAATAATGTCGATTTCAGTTCAGCGAGAAGCGATAGCGCGTCGCTCGCCGGAAAGGCAACCATTGCCGTACAGCCCGCAACGACGACGACGCCAACGCGCATCCGCCGCTATTGTCAGACAAATCCAACATTTGATATAAACTCCGTGCCGACGTTGCCTTATTTTGCGGCATGGATGAATAACTTCCGCCATGTTTCGGCACAAGACGGACAGGGCGTTTTAATTGGCCGTGGTAGGGGGGCCGCCGCCTCTATAGCTTTAGCAGAAGGACAAGGGCTGGCGTTTTCTCAGGAAAGCATTGACGGCACGGTACAAAACAAGACCACGGCAAGAATGCGTTTTTCCGTAACGGTTCTTGTTAGCGGGAACTGTTACGTCGCAAATTTCACCGTCCCGAGCGCGCACTTAACGCAAAAGGCATTTGTAATTTTTAATGAGGTCGGGTCAGGTATTACGCTGACGGTTCTTGAGGTTTCGGTTCATTTCTGTAGTCCAGGCACGTATCAAAATAGCGGTAATACTGCTTACGGAGCCAGACACCGACCGGCCATGTCCTTGCTGCGCGTGGATTACAAAGACCCTCCTTCCGGCAAAGACAGCATAACCATGATCCCAGCGAAAAGCAGCGCGGTTTCCTTGTCCGGGAAACTCGTCGCCATAAAAGGGAATGAGCTTGGGGATTACCTGATACGGAACGAGCAAGTGCACTACGCACTGCGCACTGCCTCCGGGCTGGAGGTTCCGAACTACTCAAGCGCCGGAAATTATGGCGCGATAGAGCGATGCGGTACATTTCGCGTTTATACCGACAGAGCCATACCAGAATCCACTGGCGCATCTTTTAAAGTATCGCCGTTGATCGTTCCTATCATCAACGTCAAAAAAGCCCCCATCATTTTGCGGCCAGGCGAGGCCGTAGCGCTTATGTGCATGGGCGCAAGGGCGACTGACTTCCTGCTTTCCGGAACCATAACCTACACTCCCGCAGCGGAGGTGTATCCGGCCGTAGGCGATGTCGACAGCGGCGTCCAGTATGGCCCGACAGGCACCGACTACACAGGCACGCTCGTCCAACCCGCCGAGGCGGATGTCGAGAGCGGCGTGAGCTACGGCGCGGGCGGGACGGAATTTACCGGAACGCTCGTTGTTGGCGGCGGCGGAAACACCTACAGCCGGGGGAGGGTGGTGAACTCATGAGGTTGCTCAAGCAATCGACCGCAGCGAACGTCATGGTGTTCATGACCGACAGCGCCGACCACGTGACCGGCAAGACCGGCCTTACGCTCACCATTACCGCCAGCAAGGACGGCGCGGCCTTGGCGTCTATTTCTCCGACCGTCACGGATAGGGGCAACGGATGGTACAACCTCGCCCTGACCACTTCGCACACGGACACGATGGGCGACTTGGCGATCCACGTCACGGCGACGGGGGCCGATCCGACCGACTTCCTCTGTCGGGTGTCCGCCCGGCTGGTCGATGACGTGCTGCCGACTGCGAGCTATACGGCGCCGGACAACACAACCGTTGCGTTGATAGCGAAGATTCTCCGCAACAAGGTTGTCACCAACCCATCGACCGGCCAGATCATCGTCTATGACGACGACAGCGTGACGCCTCTCCTGACCGGCAACCTGTTCGAGGACGTGGCCGGGACGCAAGCCTACCAGGGCCAGGGCGCCGACCGCAGGGATAGAATGACATGATCACTTCCTACGGCCTCGGCCTCGACATAGACTACCTGGGCGCCATCTCGTCCTATGGCATGACGCGCCGGCCTGTCGGCTACTCCCCGCCGGTTGTCGTGACGCCGGAGGCGCCCGGCAACATCTCCCGCGCCTTCGCCGTCGATAACCGTCCGATCCGCCTGCTGCGTAACGAGATCGCCGAGCGCAAGCGACTGAAACGCAAGATCGCCGCCGACAGGCGGATGGCCACCATGCAACGGCGCAAGGCCGAGGAAGCGCAGATTCTTGCCATGTATGCCATGGTCCGAAAGGCAGCCTGACCGAATCCGGGAAACCGGATAACACCGACATGCGCGCTTGATTCAATGCGTGCATGCTCTCAGCAGACGAAATCGCCCGCCGCAGAATGATCGAGTTCATTTCCCTGGATAAGGGGAAAGGCGAGATTTGGGCGGCCGGCACCATTCAGCGCATCCGCTTCGATGACCTGCTCGATCTGGTACAGGCCGTCGAAATGCTCATGTTGAAACTCACCGGGAAGGTGCTGAACGCCAGTTTCAGGCCAGCCATCACCAACCGCGCCGCCCTCAAGATCGACAAGCTGATTGCCGGCGGCCCAGGACTGTACGACGAGGCGCAAGGCCCGTGCCCGGAGCCGCACGCCTGGTACATGCGCGTCGAGATCGGCGGGAACGTGTGGGACAACTGGTTCCTGCGCCTCGACGAGCTGGTGAAGCTGCTCTACATCATCGTGCGCGAGGCGCAGGGCGACCCCTACGTTCCGCCCATCTCCATCGCCGTCCCGGTTTATCCACATGCCTGAGGCCGATGCCGCCATGTATCACCGCGTCTTCGTCGGCCACGGCGAGGGGCGAATCGTGCTGGAGGACATGGTGGCGCGCTTCCATGACCGCCCCATTCATGTGGCCGGCGGACTGGAGGCGCAGCGCGAAACCGAAAAGCGGGCGGCGCAAAAGGAAGTGATCGGCTTCGTCCTGCGCCGCATCGGGCAAATTTCTGACAAGGAGGAAAACGAGAATGAATAGCCTGCTTCGCAAATTGATGGGCCGCGTGTTCATGGAACAGGCCGGCGCCGATGGTGGCGCCGGGGGTGGTGGCACGCAAGATGGTGGCCAGGCGGACGCCGCGGCCGCGGCTGCCGGCGACGACAAGGACGGCGGTTCGCTGCTTTCCGAATTCCCCGCCGCCGGGGATGACGACCAGGATGCCAAGCCGCAGGGCGACGAACTGATGACGCCCGAGCAGCGCGCCATGAAGGCCGCTGAAAAGGACGTGCGCCGGCCCAAGTTCGTTCCTGCGAAGTTCTGGAACGCCGAAAAAGGCGAGGTCAATTTCGAGGCGTGGAGCAAGTCCACCACCGAGATCGAAACGCGCATGAAGGACATCGGCCTGCCGCCGAAGGTTGCCGACGAGTACCGCGTCGAAACGCCGGCCGCGCTGCAAGACCTCGGCGTCGCCCTGGAGCCGGACCGCGTGAAAGCCTTCAAGGATGAAGCCTTCTCGGCCGGGCTGACGCAAAAGCAATTCGATTTTGTGATGGGCAAATACTTTTCGAGCCTCGATGAGTTGGTTTCTCACGGCGAACGGTACGACCGCGCCAGGACGACCAAGGCGCTGATGGATCACTACAAGACGCAGGACGTGATCCAGGAGAACGTGAAGTCGGCCTACAACGTCTTCTCGGCCTACGCCGATGAGGAAGAAATGAAGCACCTCTACAGGGTGTGCAACGACCCCATTGCCATCCGGGTGCTGGCCAAGATCAACAAGGAGCTGCAGGAAGACCCCGGCGTTAAGCCGGACCAGATCCTGACCGGCGATAGCATCGACGAACTGATGGCGAAGGGTTCACCGTATTGGGACAAAAGCCATCCGCAACACGCATCCATCAAGGCCAAGGTGGACAGGCATTTCGCCGCCCAGGCCAACGCGGCAGCGCGGAAACGCGCCGCCTGATTTGCGCCAGCCTGCCGAACAACCCGAAAGGGCCGGCAGGCAGCGCATGAAAGCGGGACAACCGGCACGTCCGGCCCGCCGCCCAGGCTTCGCGCGGGCGTAAAAAGCGAGGCAACCACGGCCCACCGGCCAGCGAGCTAAATGGTGGAACAACCGAAAAAGGCATCGTTTTCATAACTTTTTTGGAGAACCGTCATGAGCTTTCAAGTAACCGAAGCCTTCGTGCAGCAGTTCAGCGCGAACTTCTACCACCTCTCGCAGCAGATGGAGTCGCGCTTCCAGGGCGCCGTCCGCGTCGAGGCCGGCATCGTCGGCGAGTCGAAGAAGATCAACCGCATCGGCTCGACCGCCGCGCAGAAGAAAACCACCCGTCACGGCGACACCCCGCTGATCGAAACGCCGCACTCGACCCGCTGGATCGACCTGGACGATTACGAATGGGCCGATCTGGTCGACGAACTCGACAAGAAGAAGATGCTCACCGATCCGACGAGCGACTACCTCAAGGCCGGCGTCGCCGCCATGAACCGCTCGAAGGATGACGTGATTTATTCGGCCGCCCGCGGCAGCGCCCGCACCAGTTCCGGCACCACCGCGCTGCCCGCCGGGCAGAAGGTTGCCGTCGGCGCCGCCGGCTTGACCAAGGCGAAGATCATCCAGACCAAGAAACTCTTCCGCGCCAACGAGGCGGACGAGGAGAACGGCGAGGAACTGTATTTCGCCTACGGCGCCGAGCAGATGGAAGACCTGCTGAACGACACCACGCTGACCTCGGCCGACTTCCTTGCGGTGCAGATGCTGCAGGAAGGCAACGTCGGCAAGAAGTGGATGGGCTTCAAGTGGATTCCGTCCGAGCGCATGTACAAGAGCGGCAACGATCGCTACTGCGTGGCCTGGGCGAAGTCCGGCATGGCCCTCGGCGTCGGTGCCGAAGTCATGACCCGCGTCACCGAACGGGCCGACAAGTCCTATGCCCTTCAACCCTATGCGCGCATGAGCATCGGCGCGGTGCGGGTCGAGGAAGCCAAGGTCGTGGAAATCGCGTGCCAGGAATAACCGGCACATAACCAGGAGATGCAAACATGGCAGTCGTAAACACCAAATCGACGGCGATCACCAACGCCGACAACACCCCGGCCGACCTCAACCCGGACTACCAAAGCCGGGGCGTGCTGCGCGAGGCGGTCGCCACCCTGGAAACGGCGAACGGCGATTCCATCGGCTCGACCTACAGGCTTGTCCGCCTCTGGTCAGGCTGGCGCGTGTCCGATGTCATTGTCGATTCCGATGACATCGGCACCACCACGGCGGCTGACGTTGGCCTCTACCGCACAGCCGCCGACGGCGGCGCAGTGGTCGATGCCGACTTCTTCGCCTCGGCCCTGTCGCTCAACGGTGGCGCTCTGAGCAATCAGAACATCACCCACGAGTCGGGCGTCGTGGATGTCGCCAACAAGTACAAGCGCCTGTGGGAGCAGCTTGGCCTCTCGGCCGACCCCGGCGTCTGGTACGACGTGGTGGCAACTCTCACGGCGGCAGCCGACGCAGCGGCGACGATCACCCTGCGGGTACGCTTCGCCGAGTAACGCTGGGCGCCTGCCCGCCTAGCGCATCTCCTCCTCCTTGGTGCGCGTCAAAAGCGGGCAGGCATTACCGGCGGGCGAAATTCCCGCCGGACTTTTTCAGGGGTAGAGCATGGCATCGAGCGCCGTTCATGTCTGTTCAAACGCCTTGCTGCTGCTCGGCGACAAACCGATCAACAGTTTCGACGAAAGCTACGACCGCGCGCTGCTCTGCTCCAATCTGTGGGACAACGCTCGGCAAGCCGTCCTGCGCGCCCATCCGTGGAACTGCGCCAAGGCGCGCGTATCGTTGGCGCCTGAAACAGAAACGCCGGCTTTCGATTGGGCCTATCAGTTCGCCCTGCCGGGCAACTGCCTGCGCGTCCTGTTCGTCGGCGAGACTGGCGTGCCGGAAGACTACACCATCGAAGGCCGCCGCATCCTGGCCGACGTCAACCCGCTCTATCTGACGTACATCTACGACAACGAGGATGTCGCAAGCTGGGATGCTCTGCTGATCGAAACAATGCAGCGGTACATGGCGTTTTCGATGGCCTACCCCCTCACCAAGTCGGCCACCCTGCGCGACTCCATGTATCAGGAATACGCGAATCTGCTGAAATCCGCCAAGGCTGTGGATGGGCAGGAAGAACCGCCCGAAACAGTCGGGGATTCCCCGTTCATCGACGTGCGCCGCTGATGCCGAAGACGACGCACATTCAGACCAACTGCACGGCCGGGGAAATCTCACCGCGCCTGATTGGTCGCGTCGATGTCCAGAAATATCAGAACGGCCTGAAACGCTGCTACAACACTATTCCCACGGTGCATGGCGGAGCGAAACGCCGGCCTGGCAGTCTATACGTCGCCGACGCCAAGGAAGCCTTGAAACAGACCCGTCTGATCCCGTTCGTGTTCAACCAGGAACAGGCGTTTGTGCTGGAGTTCGGCGACGGGTATATCCGCTTCTACACGGCAGCCGGGGCTCGGATCGAATCGCCTCCTGGCACGCCGATTGAACTGGCATCGCCCTACCTTGAAGCCGACCTTGACGACCTGCACTACGCCCAAGGCGCCGACACGATGTTCCTGTTTCATCCGAGCTACGCCATCCGCAAGCTGGTTCGGTACAGCAACACCTCTTGGAAGATCAGCCAGGCCACATGGGCGGTGCAGCCGTCCGAGGAAATCGGGGACAAGCCGAATACCGCGCTGACGCTTTCCCTGCTGACGGTCGGCGCCGGCCGCACGGCAACGGCAGCGGCAGCTTGCTTCGAAGCGTCGGACGTGGGCCGGCAGATCACTTTCGGCTCCGGCCTGGCCACCATCACCGGCTACACGTCGACAACGGTTGTCACCGTGACGATTGTCGACGCATTCGCATCCAATCCGACCGCCGGCACATGGACGCTGACCGAATCGCCGAAGGCTCAAGTCACGCCGTCAGCCGCAACGCCGATAGGGGCCGCCTGCACGCTGACCGCCGCAGCGGCGGCGTGGAAGAACAGCGCGCAGGTTTCCGACCTCGGCAAGTATGTCGAGATCAATGGCGGCCTGGTCGAAGTGACCGGATTCACCAGCGCAACCGTCGTGACCGGAATCATCCGCACCGTGCTGGCCGGCACCACCGCCGCGCCGTCCGAGGGATGGGCGAAACGCTCGGCAGTATGGGATGCGACGAACGGCTACCCGCGCTGCGGCACGCTGTTCGAGCAGCGCCTGATCTGCGCCGGATCGACTGCCTATCCGCAGACCATGTGGGGAACCAAGACGGGCGAATACGACAATTTCGCTGACGGCACGGACGATGCAGACGGGTTCGCCTTCACCATCTCGAGCGATCAGGTCAATCCCATCGAGCATCTGGCGTCCACTCGCGTCCTGCTGCCGCTCACCTATGGCGGGGAGTTTTCCGTCACCGGAGGTGTGGAAAAACCCGTCACCCCGACAAATGTCCAGGTCAAGAGCCAAACGGTATATGGCAGCGCCAGCGTTCGCCCCGTGAGGGTTGGCAACGAAATTCTGTTCGTGCAGCGCGCCGGGCGCAAGGTGCGCGCCCTCGGCTACCGGGTAGAATCGGATGCCTTCAACGCGCCGGACATCTCCATCCTGTCCGAACACATCACCGAGGGCGGCATTCTGGAAATGGCCTATGCCCAGG